TTACCAGCGTTTTGCAGAAATGGCGCCGCCGGTAGGTTCCCAGTATTCAAACCCAAGATTAAGCAACGCGAAAAAGCGGCGATGGAATGCAGGATTCCTCACCTGACGGAACTCAGCCACCAGCACGGCGCCGAGTTTGATTTTTGATTGCAGAATATCACTGGTCTCCGGCGTTGCGGGGATCAGAATTCCAGATGACTGCTTGATGAGTTGTAATTCGTGCGCCATGGTATTCACTCCGTGGCGCATCGCGGTCAGGTTGCTGGTTGTTCAGGCCAGCTCAAGAATTATGATTGCGTACGTAGTGACAAGTCAATTTTTAGAAGCCATTTCCCGGACAACTTCCATGATGGTTTCTTTTGACCAGTAAAGATCATCTCTGGATAACTTTCTGGGTGTTACAGCCCCATCTCTGCTTGTAATAATATATCGTTCCTCTGCTCTAATCCTGAACGACAGAACCTCAAGCCCTCTTCCATTAGTAATGGTCACCCGAAAATTATCAGCAAGATCTGATTGAACTATATCCGCCACATAATCCCCCTGAGCGACATACAGACGCAATTAAAAAATGTCGGCAGCAGCATCAAAGGTATACACATTGCGGTATTCGGATAAATGCGCGCCAGCCCTAAGCGCTATGTTAATAAAACCAATCGTCAGCGCTCTCCCTGGTCTCCAGGAGGATCATTTCAATTTGCTTTTTATCGTCCTTGGCAGCGCCATAAACGTTAAGTCCATCAGATCCGGCTCGTCGAATCACCAGACTGCAATCTTCATACTGATTGTTAAGCCGCTTAAGCAGCTCCTTCTCAAGTGCCGCCTCCGCACCGTCAGGAAGTTTTTTTAGTGCGATCAATGGTTAACTCAACTTTCATTATTGCCTCCATTGCCTGTACTGTATTTTTTATACAGTATACCTGTGAGAGCAAATGATCAACTTCTTTAGAGCACTTTTTGGGAAAGCTAGTCCTTTGTTTATCATCCAAATATTCAGCATTTAGAAGGAGAATCCGCGCGTATAGAGCTCTCAAATGGAAGAGTAATTCTTGGAAAATTTAACTTACCGCAATGTGTCACATCACTAATTTTGTTTTTTTCCAACCACACGTAGAACAGTACTGCGCACCACCCTTGATTTTATGTGGGGTAAGCTAAGTATGAGTTTAAACCCCTGAGAAAATACTGTACATTAAACCAGTATCAATTGGAGAGTGGAAAAGGGCTTTGGGGCTGGATTTTGACATTTGAAAGGTTGTAAAATCATCAAGCTAACCTTGTGTTTCAACTACCATCAGACTCACTGATATGCGTCTGTGGCGGTAGCGTGCCAGAAACAATCTTGCAACAAACCCAATCCATCTCTTTACGTATCTGTAGATTGCCAATGAGTTGTTTGAAGTGTGTAACTACACGAAAAGTACAACTTTAGCGATGCTAAGATGTATATTAACCCAAGAGATGTAAGCCATGAAAAAAAGAACAGGTTTAAAGTATGCATTATATATATTGTCACTATGGCTATTGTTTGTATCACTTTTTATAATGTCATATGACAAGAATCTTTTTGTAAGTATATCAACATATCTGGACAGCAAAGATACAGGAACATTACTTTCAAGCATCACGCCTAAAAATATAGTTTTTATTTCCAGTTTTGCAATGATAGTAGCAGGTGTTTTAATTTTTCTATATTTATTACTTTCCTTTAACTCTGGTTGGTCGGTAGCGTGCACGGTTTCTGATGTTAGAAATGAAAGTCATGAGCATCTTGAATTTTTAACTACCTATGTTATGCCTTTGGTATTTACTGATGTGAACAGCAAGAGGACTATGCTGAATCTTTTGATCATGATAGTAGCTATAGGGATGATTTATGTAAAAACAAATCGTTTTTATTCTAATCCATCGTTAGCATTGCTGGATTTAGAATTTTCAAAGCTAATATAAATGATAGAGGAACCAAAGAATTTGTAATCATTTGCCATGGCGAAATTGATAACAACAGCAGAATAAAATATATCAAACTAGATAACAATACATGTCTTGCTAAAATCACTCAATAATCGAGGATGAAATGTTCACAGCAATAGATAATATATTAAATTCAACCCAACTCTCCGGTGAGGCTTATTTTGTTGCAGAACACCAAGGGCAACTAGATATTTTCAGAGTAGCTCTAGAACCAGGTGCAGAACAGAAATTAACACAGTCTTTCAGTCGATCACTTAAGCGTGATGTTGTTGACCCAAACACTGGACAGAACACCTTGCCGTTAGTTTCTTCTCTGCTAAGTCGAGATAAGCAGGTGCATGAATATGATCACCAAGTAATAAACTATCTTCCACCTGCTCTAGCAAAGATGGCGGACGTGCTTAGCTTTGGAGTTAATAATACACCCACTGACTTTGACTTTGCCCAGCAAAACCTATCAACCGTGAAAGGAATAGTTTATTATCTTTGTGATGGTCAAGGTAACGGAGTTGTTGTTTACCAACACAAATATCCAATCGCACTACATAAAAAAACAAAATTGTCATATTTCTCTGCGAATGGTAGAACCCTTGATGAGGTCACCCATGATAGCATTGACATAAATGGGAATGTGGATTTCTTTTACTTTGACAACAAGTATTATGCACTAAATATCAACTTACTTGAAAGAGCATATGGCCTTGAACAAGTCATAAATAATTTAGCGGCAAATGCAACCCCTCATATAATCGCACTGAACATCTTGGACGTATCAAATCATCCGAACCCTGCAGACATTTTTAATGACATGCATCGAAATAGAAACTTCATGCGCAGACTTGCCACCACAGCAAACAGTCCACTACTACAGAATGGAACTATTAACATAGCCAACATTCAGACATTAATTCAAAATTTCCCGATTCTTGGAAGGAATATAATAATCAATCAAGCTGGATTGATAGAATTATCATCTAAAAAGCAAAAACTATATTTCATTCGCCTGCTAAATAATGAGGCATCTTTCACAGCATTAAACCTAGAGCCTTTTCTTGCGGTCGGAAAAGACTCAGCGGCATAATTTATATCACAATAGTTGTTCAAACCTTAGGTTTTATGGACATCAACACTATCCTTACCTGAATGCAAAAGCAATCGGGCCGGGTTCACTCGCCGCAAGAAACGTGTCGCTTTCCGGCATTTTCTCCAGCCACATCCGGTTAATGTGATGCAGTAGGCGCCGCTGGTGGTGAGCCGGGAGATCCCCGGCGTTATCAACCTGAGAAAAAACCATTTTCACCTCAGTTGGCCAGACGGTTTCCTGAATATCCACCAGCAGCAGGCTTTCCAGTTCAATGATCCGGTTTGTGGCGTATTGCAGAAGCTGGTCCATCATTCAGCCTCCTGCTGCGGTGCTGCTGCAATCATGGCTGCGTAGATATTCCCGAACTGTACGCAGAATGATTCATCTCTATTGAACAGCACATCGTCGCAGTTCATAGCGGCTGCGATCATGTCATCCGTCAGCTCAACCGGCACCATCACCCAACCATCCGAAATAACCGGCACGTTTTCTGAATTGCTTGATGGTTGCTTGACGGGTGCTTGATTACCCTGAAGCATGGCAGCGCGACAGGCGTTCCAGATTTTCTGAGCCAAAAACTTATCGCCAATGTTATGAGCCAGCAGACTGACAATTTGATCCGCCAGGCCTTTTGGTATTTCCTCCGGCACTACCGGTGCGGGCTGGGCGTGACGATAGAGCGGGATATCCCCCACCTCCTGGTTTTGTTTACCCCAAATCAAAGAGGTTTCTCGACCCCTGGCAATATGATGAAGATTTCGTTCGTCGGTGAACACAACAGGATCGGCATCTGCACCATCACGTTCCACAGGTTCAGCGATAAGCTGGGCCAGCGCTATACGCGCCAGTTCGCGCAGGTTTTCGCTATACGGTGACGTGTTATCACGACTGATTACGTGGTTAGCCGTATCAATTAAAATCTGCTTTTGCTGTTCTCTGGTAATAGTGGTCATGGGTTAGCCCTCACCTTTTGACAGTAAAAGCGCCTCTACCGTTTCCGGCTGTGGGTGGCGGTAATTCAATAACTCTGCCGGCATTTTCATTAACTTGCCGTCACCAGTTAGCGCATTAACCCGACAACCTTTTACACCAAACGCCGCGGTATCAATGGTTTCATCGTACTGATTGAGAAGTTCGGCCATTTTCTCCCGCCACTCTTCCGGCATTTGCATCATTGCTACACGTGGCATCACGAGAAACGCTGCATATGACAACCCAAACCAAAGGTCAAGGTCCTTTCTCTCATCATATTTTTTAGTTTTCATCTCTCACTCCCCCTTCACGCCGATGCCAGCAGCGCTCTCAAGTAATTCGTCAGCGGCCTGAATTTCAGGATGTTCGTCATAATCAGGCAGGTAGCGACGGGCTACTGCTGCAATGCTATTTAGCACCTTGCGGTGTTCTGCTATGCGGTGTTCTGCGGCTTCCAACTTTTCGCGCGCATCCCGCATATCATCACGCAGCGCCAGCGCTACGGCCTCTATTGCGTCTTTCCCCCGCTGGAGTTGAATATTCTCATCCAGCAGCGCCAGCATGGTGCGAGGGTTAGCGGCGGCGATAAATTCCGCGTCACGTTTCTCAACAGTATGGGCTAACGTCACTTCTTCACCGCAAAGAGAAAATGGCGTTACCGTGATGCCATTGAACAGTGATGAGGTGCGGCGCCAATTCCCCGGCGTAGCCCTCTCAGCCACTTCACGAAGCGCCCGTTTGTCGATGTTGCTCATTGGGCTCCCCCCTTGTTGATGCTCATTTTGGATGCTCCATAAACCTGCATTACCGGGCTTTTCTCCAGCACCGGCAGCGCTGAAAATCCCGTTACCTGACTACTGCTGTATCGCCTGAGGTCATAATCAATCACCGCACGCTGGTCTCGGAAAATGCCGCAGCGGCCATGACGAATGAAGCCGCCTCGCTCCAGCGCGATCTGCAGATATTTCTCCGCCGTGGTTCGGTGCACGCCGAACATCGCAACGACGTCGTTCGTCGTGATGCCCCTGCTTTCACCAGGATAATCGCGAATCAGTTCGCTTGTGGTCGGGCCAACCCCTTCACCGGAGGTGGCTAACCGGTATTTCCCACAAAATTCACCCATCCGTCCATCTGGGATCGACCCTCGCAGTGAATCCAACAGCAGCCCCTCGTGGTTAAGATTCGTCAGAACGCCAACAGGTCGCATCGATGAGAGACGGCGATCGATAACCTGATTGAGAATGACCTTCTCACCACTGCTCCCGCGCTGAATACCGACTTCATCCAGTACCAGCAGGTCAACTTTGCAAAGGTCATCAAGCAGGGACGCTTCTGATTGCCCACCGTCGTAGCACTCACGAACCCTGAGCATCAGGTCAGGAATGGTTACCACCAGAACGCTATGACCGCCGGCCAGCAGATGATTTCCGATTGCCGCCGCAAGATGGTTTTTCCCGGTTCCCGGACCACCGCTGAACACAAAGCTCGCAAATCCACTACCGAAGTTCTGGGCATAACTTTTTGCCATCGTGTACGCTTTTCGCTGCCCCTCCCCGCTTACTTCGTAGTTAGCAAACGTACAGCTACGATGGAGATCCTGAATGCCAGATCGCCCGAAAATCTTCTCGGTGCGGGATTTCTGATTCATCCTGTCAAGCTCTTCACTGCGTTTACGCCCTTCGGCTTCCTGCCATGCCCGCCACTCATCAGCAGTCGAGAATTTCGGCTGCACACTGGCTGGGATAATTCTTTTCAGGCGATCAAGCGCACTGCCAGTACCGATTACGTTTTTCATCGTTACCCCCTGAATCCGGTAGGAATGGTTTTGTCTGGCGCAGAAATGTGGTTCACATCTCTGCCAGCTCTTCGGTCGTTGAGAGCGAACTTCGGTTTGAATAGTCCCTGGTAGCCGTTGGCAATGCTTGTGTTGATGACGTTTACCGGATCGTGGCCTTCATCCAGGCACTCCTTCAGAAGCCTGAAAGCTTTTGTTACCGTCAGTTCGGTTTTTATGGGCTTTCCGGATTGCTGGCGGTATGTGACCCATTCGTTCCACGACGCAGCATTCAGCCATTCGGGAACAGGAATACTCAACGGATCAAACTTCACTTTTCCCTTAGGGGGATTAAAGGGGGTTAGATCTTTTATATTTGTCTTTGGAATAATGTCTTTGGTGTTCCCTGTTTTCGGGGATACCCTTCCCTCTTTTCGGGGATAACTATCCCCGTTTTCAGGGATGGCTGAATGGGGTAAAACGCTATCCCTGTTTTCAGGGATAACTATCCCTGTTTTCGGGGATGCCCTTCCCCCTTTTCGGGGATAACTATCCCTGGTTTCGGGTACAGAAATAATCCATGTGGCAATTTCATCATCAGGAAAAGACACCGGACATTTTGAGCAATGTGGCTTGGAATAAGCCCATTTATCCAGGTTTGTATTAATCCCTATGTATCTTGTTTGACCAATACGGCGCAGGATAATGATGTTACGATAGGCAAGACTCAGCACCGCTTCGGATACGTGCTTTACCTTCAGTGTTGTCTTATCTGCAATGAGGCTGTTGGCAATACGATCTGATTTTTTCGACCAGCCATAAGTCAGCCGGATAATCGCATTCAAAACACGGAACTCACGCCCCGATAGTTCAACGATACACAAGGCGTCCTGGATCTGATTAGCTAAACGTAAATAGCCATTTTCCAGATCAGCCATACGGCACTCCTGTTGCGTCGGTATCGGCGCAGGGAATTTGTATATTTCAGCGGTATTTGACATACTCATCTCCGCAATTACCTACCGTTTTTGCACCAGAAAGCCGTTGGTGACCCCTCACCGCGCTTTCGCCTTTTTGGTTGCTGCCATTTTCAGTCCCACCCCAGCGCATCCGGCCTGGCTCGTTCAGCCTTTAGCCCTGCATCAGCGAGAATCTCTACAGCTGTGAGATAGTTTCTGGATACCAGTACCGCCTCCGGTGGCGCGGCCTGAATCCCAAGAAAAGCCAGCTCTTTCGCCATGTTGCAGAAATATCCCTCAGCTTTACGCCTGCTGACTGTCGACTCGCTGATGCCCATATGCTCGGCGTATGATTTCTGCCCTACTGATGCAAGCCGGTTGAGCAGAACACTCTCTATCTCAATCGGGTTGATTTCTGGTGGGTCTAACTTTCGTGCAATTGCGTTCTCCATGGGTAAATATCCTCTGTATGAATTGGCGTGCGGTTTAATCCTGTTGGTCCGGCAACCCGTCGGTGGGGTTTGGGTAAATATCCTTTCGCATTTGGTGTGGAGTGACTTTCCAGTTAAGTGCCTCACAAATCGGAATAACACGATGAGCTGGTGCTTCACTATTCAACCAAAGGCTTACAGACTGCGGAGTTGTTCCAAGGCGTTTTGCCAATTCTGTTTGGCTCATAATTGAGCAAATGAAAGATTTTAAATCAGCGTTCATAGCGTCCCCTTGTTAAATACAAGAAAACATTACAACAAGGAAAACATTTAAACAAGTTTTTCTTGTGTAAATCTTGCAATGTCTTATACAAGCTGGACTTGTAAAATGATGAATATGAAAACAGAACAGCATGAAAATTTTGTTCGTAGGCTCCAGCTCATTCAGGATCAAACGGGTTGGAACTTATCTGAGATTGCCAGGAGGGTTATGGTCTCTCCACAGGCGGTTCAGCAATGGGCTAAAGGCGATACAACCCCTCGCGGCGAGAGGCTGAAAAGACTCGCAGCCGTTACAGGGAAACCTGAACATTGGTTTTTCATGCCACTTGATGCAAATGAACCGAGTAATTCTTTATCTGAAATTCCAACCTCAAGCAGCCGGGATATGCTGGATGACAAAGAAAAGGCTCTTTTGGCTCTTTTCAACCAGATGCCAGAAGCAGAGAAAAACCGCCTCATTGTCCATGCCAAAGCCACTCTACAAGAGCTTGACCTTCTGAAGGATGATGTCCTCAGTATCATCAAAAATATAAGAGAATAATTTCAATACGTTAGAACATAACCGCCTACTTAGGCGGTTTTCTTGCGCCCTTAAAAACAACATTTTCTTGTATTTTTACTTGTAAGTAGCAAAATTTGCTTGTAATGTTATCTACATCGACAACAAGCGCATCGTTGTCAGGTGTAAAACGTTCCGCTGGCCGGCGATAAGGCAAACGAGGGTGAGAATGATTGATTTCGCACGTAAACCAGCTCGACAGCAGGCCGTCCCGCTCAACCGGATTGAGGTTTTAATCCGCCGCCTCTGCTACCTGCTGGCGCAGAAAGGAGATCCGGATGCTTAAACAATGCGGTTACTGCCGCAAATCCATTGATGAAGGCAAAGAAGTAAAAAACATCCTTCTCTATCGCAACGGCTCGCAACTGGCGCGCAAAGAAAAGGAATATTGTTCCAGGCAGTGCGCTGAATACGACCAGATGGCGCACGAAAGTTAAATAGTAGTTCCGAAAGAAATATGATTCGCCTTAGGCCTTCCTACACCCTGAATTTAAGACTGGAGAAATTATGGAAATCGTAGAAATCCTGCAGTTAAGCATTGCTTTTTGCTCAGGCATTCACTTTCTGGCCCACGTTTCTCGACGGTGGATGACTCGGAAAGTTCGACTGTCCTCATTGTGCTGTAAAAGCCATTTCGCTGCTCACAGTCAAGGTAAGTGATGGAGAACAAGCAGGGTTTGGTAATTACCGAAGTTACAAGCTTGATTACTCAGAAAAATTTTATCAGACCATCCATTAAGAAAACGCCCACCGAAGCGGGCGTGCCCTGTCCGGTCCAACCGACCAAAGCGAACCGGACCTAACAACCAGATATATCGGGGTGCTGTTAAGGCACCTCCATTCTACACGAATTGAGGACAAAACAATGAGTGGAACTAATCCTGTATTTTTAGTCCGCAAAGCAAAGAAATCATCAGGCCAGAAAGACGCTGTACTCTGGTGCAGTGATGATTTTGAAGCGGCAAATGCAACACTGGATTATCTTCTGATTAAATCCGGTGCGAAGCTGAAAGATTATTTCAAAGCTGTCGCTACTAATTTCCCTGTCGTTAACGAGCTGCCGCCGGAAGGCGAACTGAGCCTCACTTTCTGCGATTACTATCAACTCGCTAAAGACAATATGACCTGGACGCAAATCCCCGGCGTCACCCTGCCATCATCTGAAGCCGCCGCCGCGGCGCGCCAGCATATCGTCGATGGTGTTGATACCGAAACAGGCGAAGTGCTGGAAGACCACACCGGTAACGCAATGCCCAGGCCCCGAAGTGACTGTTGTCGCAACTATGCCTCTCCGTCACCGCGTTCTTGCTCAGTACATAGGTGAAGGTGAGTATCTTTATCACGTCGACGCCTCCCAGAAAAAAGAAATTCTACGTCTCGAAATGGACACCGATAATTCATATGTCCAGAACCTGATACTCGCCGCAGAAAATGTAGAGCCGTTCAAAAAAGCTATCGAGCACGATATTCACAAAGCAGTGAATGCGTATAAACAGGTATTTCCTGTCGATGGAAAAGTGCCTGAGTTATGCACCACTATTAAGTTTTTTAAGGAATGGTTCAGTGCTGAACACATTAACCGCGGCCTGCTGGTTAAGGAATGGGCTGAACGCCTGAAGAATAAACCTGCACCCGTTAAAAAAACCGGGCCACATAAAGTAATTGTCGACGACGTAAATAAGCCAGAGCGTCCACGCCGTAGCGAAAAACCGACACACAGAACGATTAACTATGAGCTCGCCTGTGGTTTCTGTGAGGAGCTGGATCTGAATAACCTGCGTCCTGCAATGGATTTTGCAAAACGTATCATCGCCGAAGACCGGGAAGACTGGAAGCGAATGTCGATGACAGTGGGCATTATCCCCGACATCAAAGGCTACGACCGACAGACCATTATTGACCTGGTACGCAAAGCGCCAAAGGCCGTACATAACGGTAATCCTGATCTTCGCCGGACGTGGTGCGAAAGCTTTCTTGCCGTTCATGGTGTTCGCGATCCGGACTGGTACGCATATGCGCCTGATAACACCCCAACAACCCATGAAGAAAATGCGGCAAGGCTTCGTCAGGCGGGTAAATGTCTGCGGGATATTGAGGCAGGGAGATTTCAGTGTGATGAAGAAAAACCACAACCGGCAGGCGAACTGGCAGATGAACCAGCAACGCCTGAAGCAGTGGAACAGGACACAACTGAACATCATCCGGACCCGCAGCCGCTGGAGAATGAGCCACCTGTAAGCCAGACAGAAGCAGGCTACCAGAAAATACGGGCAGAACTGTACGAAGCACGTAAAAACATTCCACCCAAAAGCCCGGTTGATGTTGGTAAACAACTGGCAGCCGCACGCGGTGAATACGTCGAGGGCATCAGCGACCCGAACGACCCAAAATGGGTGAAGACCGGGACAAGCCAGCCGACCACCGACCTGAACTGGTTAAAAATGTTGGCAACGGTATTTTCGACGTGTCCGCTTTAATGCAGAACTCATCAACTCATGGCACAGAAACGAATCCGGAGATCACCAGCAATGTGCAGGTTCAAGAAGCTGACAGTGATGAAAAACAGGCTGGTGATGCGGTGCAGGCAGGCGAAGGCGATCTGGGTACTGGTAAAGAAGCAGTTACCGTAGAGAACCAGAATCAGGCTGAGACGCACCAGAACAACGATTCTGTGAGCCAATCTGAACCTGAGGCGCAACAAAACGTACCGGAATCGCAACAAGAAGAGCCAGAAGCAGCCTGGCCGGAATACTTCGAGCCGGGCCGCTATGAAGGTGTACCAAACGAGGTTTACCACGCCGCCAACGGGATCAGCTCAACTCAGGTGAAAGATGCTCGCGTGTCGCTGATGTACTTTAACGCGCGTCACGTAGAGAAGACTATCGTCAAAGAGCGCTCTCCAGTGCTTGATATGGGCAACCTGGTACATGTTCTGGCTCTACAGCCGGAAAACCTCGAAGCGGAGTTCAGCGTAGAGCCGGAGATCCCTGAGGGTGCTTTCACCACCACTGCCACCCTGCGAGTTCATCCGCACAACGCCATGCCAGCGCTCTGAGGCTGGATATCAAAGAAAGCGCTGCTGGAAGAGTACAACGCCACCCTGCCGTCGCAGATGCCGCTTGGAGCTTCGGTAGATGAAACCTATGCATCGTATGAGCAGCTTCCCGAAGAATTCCAGCGCATTGAAAACGGCACCAAACATACAGCCACGGCGATGAAAGCCTGCATCAAAGAGTACAACGCCACCCTGCCCGCGCCGGTTAAAACCAGCGGCAGCCGTGACGCGCTGCTGGAGCAACTGGCAATAATCAACCCTGACCTGGTCGCTCAGGAAGCGCAAAAATCGTCGCCGTTGAAAGTCTCTGGCACGAAGGCCGATCTGATTCAGGCCGTGAAATCAGTCAACCCGGCAGCGGTATTCGCCGACGAATTGCTGGATGCGTGGCGGGAGAACACCGAAGGGAAAGTGCTGGTCACCCGCCAACAGCTCAGCACCGCGCTGAACATTCAGAAAGCCCTGCTGGAGCACCCGACCGCCGGCAAATTGCTGACTCACCCAAGCCGCGCTGTCGAGGTTAGCTATTTTGGGATTGATGAGGAAACCGGGTTAGAAGTTCGGGTACGCCCTGACCTTGAGCTCGATATGGGCGGCCTGCGCATTGGCGCCGACCTGAAAACTATTAGCATGTGGAACATCAAGCAGGAAGGCCTGCGTGCGAAGTTGCACCGGGAAATCATCGATCGGGACTATCACCTGAGCGCGGCCATGTACTGCGAAACTGCGGCGCTGGACCAGTTTTTCTGGATTTTCGTCAACAAAGACGAGAACTACCACTGGGTCGCCATCATTGAGGCGTCTACCGAGTTGCTGGAACTTGGCATGCTGGAATACCGCAAAACAATGCGAGAGATAGCAAACGGCTTCGACACTGGTGAATGGTCAGCGCCTATCACAGAAGACTACACCGACGAACTGAACGATTTTGATGTGCGCCGCCTTGAAGCGTTGCGCGTACAGGCATAAGGGGAAAATCATGGAAAACACAAATATTGTTACCACTGAGCAGCAGGCACCAAACACCATTTCTGCCAGTAACGCAATTTTTAACGTTCAGGCACTGGGTCAGTTAACAGCTTTCGCTAACCTGATGGCAGACTCACAGGTGACGGTACCGGCACACCTTGCAGGGAAACCAGCCGACTGTATGGCTATCGTCATGCAGGCTATGCAATGGGGCATGAACCCTTACGCTGTGGCTCAGAAAACACACCTGGTTAACGGTGTTCTTGGTTACGAGGCACAACTGCGCAGTACGCAAGCTCCAGTCCATTCATGGCCGTTTTCATTGACCTGCACCAGGACACAGTACACGACGGTAAAAATGAAAATGGGAAGTACACCGTCACTGAGCGCGTTCGTGGCTGGACGGATGAGGACGAGATCGGCCTGTTCGTTCAGGTTGGTGCCATTCTGCGAGGTGAATCTGAAATCACCTGGGGAGAACCTCTTTACCTCTCCGGCGTTGTTACCCGCAATTCTCCGCTATGGGTTTCAAACCCTAAACAGCAAATTGCCTATCTGGGCGTTAAATATTGGGCTCGCCTGTACTGCCCGGAAGTGATCCTCGGCGTGTACAGCCCTGATGAGGTTGAGCAACGAGAAGAACGCGAGATTAACCCTGCTCCAGTCCAGCGCATGAGCGTACAGGAAATCACCAGCGAGGTTAGCACCAGGACCAGCGCGCAGGAGTCGGCAGCTAACGTTGATGCTGTTGCCGACGATCTTCGCGAACGCATTGATACAGCAAGTTCCGTTGATCAGGCAAAAGCAATCCGTGCGGATATCGAATCACAGAAAGCGTTGCTTGCGCTGTTCACCGAATTAAAAAACAAAGCAGTGAAGCGCTATTACCAGGTCAATGCACAGAACAAAGTCGAGGCAGTGATCAACTCAATTCCAACCAAACCCTGGCGAAAGGATTAAAGCTGAAAGCACGCTTGGCGCTGCTAAACGTCATCTTGGCGACGAACTGCACGATAAGTACCGTGCGATATGAACCGGATACGGCGCATTTGCCCGCCTGAGGTTTTATTTATGCGCCTTATAAATCGCAGTAAGCAATCGCCATTGGGCCGTCGCGCATGTGATGTTGCACTGGCGGCGCATCATGAAAAGTTCGGCGATTACGGCAGACAAAAGCACGTTACCAATTACACCGTTGTAGTGGATGGCGTAAAGGTGCCTGTTGAAGTAGTTAACCGGGCCACCAGCTACGTAGCCACCGCAATGATCGGCGTCCGGAAACTTAGAAATCTGCCAGCACAGGCAAACTGAATATTAGCGATGGCCCGCTGCGGGGCCACTGGAGAAAACGATGAGCAACATTATCCAACTGACGCCAAACAAGTGGGTTAGCGAAAAAGTTCTGATTGCGGTTACCGGGCTTAAGCCCGGAACCATTACCCGCGCCAGAAAAGAATCCTGGATGCTGGGCCGCGAGTACCTGCACATTTCACCAGACGGAAATCCGAAGCCTTCGAGCGAATGCATATACAACAGAGAAGCCGTTGATCAGTGGATCGAGGCGCAGAAAAAAAATCAACCAGGTGCGAAGACAACATGAAAAGCAGTACACTCGTCAATGCTCCTGGACGTCAGGAGGGATTAATGGCTAATGCATCATACCCGACAGGCGTCGAAAACCACGGCGGTTCGCTCCGCATCTGGTTTCTGTATAAAGGTAAACGTGTCAGGGAAAACCTTGGTATCCCTGACACTGCAAAAAATCGCAAGATAGCTGGCGAACTGCGTTCTTCGGTTTGTTTTGCGATAAGGATGGGGAATTTTAACTATGTGGAAAAATTCCCAAACTCACCGAACCTTGCCCGGTTCGGTCAGGATAGAAAGGAAATTACTGTGCTGGAGCTTACCGAAAGATGGTCCGAGCTGAAGAGAATGGAGATCAGCTCTAATACCATGAGTAGGTACGAATCTATCATAAAAAACATGCTTCCACTCATCGGCGAAAACAAAATGGTTTCTGCGGTGACTACTGAGGATTTGCTGTATGTCAGGAAGGAGTTGCTGACGGGCTTTCAGGTAATGAAGAAGGATCACCGGACTCAGGTTAAAGGCCGGAAATCGTCCACAGTGAATAATTACATGATGCTGATGGCCGAGATCTTCCAGTTTGGAACAGATAACGGCTATGCAAAGGAAAACCCGTTTAGCGGAATTAACCGTCTCAAGAAAGCGAAAGGGGAACCAGATCCACTCACGACAGACGAGTTCATCAGGTTTATCCAGGCATGCGGACACCAGCAGATGAGAAATCTCTGGTCACTGGCAGTCTATACCGGAATGAGGCATGGGGAGTTGTGCGGTCTGGCCTGGGAAGATATCGATCTGCATGCCGGGACGATCATTGTGAAGCGCAACCTTACCCAGACGGATGAGTTCACCCTGCCAAAAACCGACGCAGGTACTGACAGGGTGATATATCTCATTCAACCAGCTATTGATGCCCTGAGGAATCAGGCCCAGTTGACACGCCTTGGCCGGCAGTTTGAGGTTGAAGTGAAGTTGCGGGAATATGGACAATCTGTCATTCAGCCCTGCACGTTCGTATTCAGCCCTCAATGCGTCAAACGTGGACCTCGCACAGGATATCACTACGCGGTTAATTCCATTAATAAAATTTGGGCCCCGATAATCAAGCGTGCCGGCATTCGTTACCGTAACGCGTATCAGTCACGACATACCTATGCATGCTGGTCATTATCAGCTGGTGCTAACCCAAACTTTATAGCAACGCAGATGGGGCATACCGATGCACAGATGGTTTACAAGGTGTATGGAAAGTGGATGTCAGAGAAGAGCGCAGAACAGGTTTCTCTGCTCAACCAGGCACTTTCCCGCTATGCCCCATCACTGCCCCAAAGCATGATAGCAGCGCAGTAG